GTCAGTCAACTGGTACAGTGCGTTCTCGTTCAGGTACGCAGTGATTTCTTCGTTCGACATTTCGTTCAGGTCGAGTTTCTGGTGCTGGAGTATTTCTTCCAGGTGATCCAGTTCTTCACGCAGCGCCAGCGCGTCCTGGTCAGCAATGTCTCGATAGGCTGGTTGACCGTTGATCTCGTCGTCAAGAATCTTCAGGATGTCGTTCATGTCCAGGTCTTCCCAGGAAGATTCGGGTAGGTAGCCTTCCTCGATCCCGGCAGTGATAACGTCATCCATGTTCATGCCTTCGTCCTGCATGATCTTCCGACCGGCGAACACCTGGTTCCCTTCTGCCGTTCGTGGTTGCTGTTTGTCCAGGTCACGTGCTTTGAGTTCACCACCCATGTCACGGATGCCACCACGCTTCGCAATCATTTCACCGAACGTGTCACCAAAGATGTCGCCCTGACTTGGGCCTTTGCCGTTCCTGATTGTGTCTAGCAGGTTGCTCAGTCTCGATACACCGTCACGTGTTTGTGCGCGAAGGTCAGTATTGCGAACAGACAGGTTGAATGATTTGTATAACTCAAACGGGTCTACACCGGATTCTTCCGCTTGTGTGTTGATGAATGCCGCCATCTGTTGTGCTTCCTGTTCAGCCACGACAGGTGCGCGTTTACCGTCCTCTTGCAGTTTAGTCAGCATGTCCTGGTACACCGGGTCATCAGCTTTCACTGACTCACCTTCACGCTTCAGCAAGTCCTGGTGTTCCTGTTCAATTTCAGCGCGTCTGGTTTCAGCTTCACGTTGCGTCAGGTCGTCCGGGCTGAACTTCAGGTCAGGCAGAATTTCATTGAAGTAGTCAGACGGAGCCACGAAGGTAGCAAATTCATCCATCGGTATAGCGACAGGTGCGCCAGTCAGTTCAGAATCACCGAGCGACCGCATGGTCTCAGGCATTGAATCCTCGAACCCGTCCTGGAAGTAGGTGCTTGCCAGTTCTGAATCCATATAAACGTGTGACACAGTGCCGTGGTGGTTCTCGACATCACGGATGAACTGTTGAAATTGTGCTGGCAGTCGTTCCCTAACCTTTGAATCCTTTGACGCTTCGCCCATCGACTCGAACATTTGCGCTCGTTGATTAGCCTTGCGAATCTTTGCCAGGTCAACCGCATAACTTGCACCACCAGTACCACCGGCAATGACAAAACCACCCTGCGATCCCTTCATGGCAGACTCAGCCATTCGACTGGTAACTTCTGCAAACGTAGGCGCATCGAACTCACCGTCAGCTACTTTGCCACCACCAATGCCGCCAAGTACCGTGACCAATTCCTGGAGTCCTTCAGTCACTCCTTCGCTTGCCCAACCACCAGCAACAGTTTTTCCGAACTTCTTAAATGCTTCTCGCGCAGTCGGAACCTTCATCAATTTCTTGACGCCCTCGCGAGTCATCTGACCCATGATTTTATCTGCACCAGGCATAGACTTCAGGATGAAACCCAGGCTAACCAGTTCCAGACCAGCGTTCACCATGCCAACCGCTACCGCAGCACCACGTGCTGTTTCGTGATCCATTGGTTGTGGATTGTTTATGTCGTTCGTGTTCATCGTCATGTATTCGCGATAAGCATTACCCGCTTCCAGTCTGAATGCTTCAATCGACATGCCGGTCTTCATGCCCCAACCGAACCCGGTTGCAGCACCACCCATAGTTCCGCCAGGAACAGGTGTAACCAAACCGATACCCGCACCAGTAGCCGCGCCACCAAGTGCTTCTTCTTTGGATTCGTACATCATGGAACCCCACACCGGCAGCATTTCAGCAGCACCAGCAGGGAACCCTTCGAGATAGTTAAATTCGTAATCGACGTGTTCAGATGATTGCTTGTCCAGGAACTCACCACGCAGCAGCATGTTTTCGTCCGGTTCACCGAACATCTGTTCCATGCCAATGTTGCCCAGTTCTACTACTGCGAATCCTTGTTGCCAGGATTGTCCTACGTTCCTGACATGCTTTTCAAAGTAAGACAGGTTTTCGGTGTTGTCCTTAACTGCTGGCCCAAGTACCGGGTCGAGCATCATTGACTTTGTGACTGGCTCGTCAGTGTCTACATCGTATTCTTGCGCTCGAACTGCACCCTGGTTCCGGGCAACCGTATCGACAGGGATGCCGGTACGCGCAGACATATTGATATTCTCAGCGTGTTCATCTGGATTGATGTCAGGACGAACAGCGCGAATGCGTTGCTGTTTATCTTGCTCGTTGTGCTTTAGAACAGTATCTAGGTATTTGCTCATTGTGTCTCGACATAAGTCCGTATCACGTTGTGTGCTGAAATATCCCTGCCACCCTGACGCAATGCCTGGATGATCTCGTCAATCTCACCATCTGGAATGTCTGCCAAAGTAATATCCTCACCCGTATCGGTGAACAGATACCAGTCTTCATCAGGTTCCTTGATCTTCGTCAATGCAATCTGGTCAAACAGTTCAGTGCGTTCCTTGACTGTCAATGCCGAACCTTTCTGTTCCGTTGCCATCCACAGTTCAGTGTCGAACACTTCGTACATTGCACGTGCGGCCTTTCCTTTGTTCGAGGACTTCCCATAGTCTTCAGCAGCAAGCCCCATATCGAACAGTCGGTTCTTGATCTCACGATCCACACTCAATGCAGAACGGTTCAAGGCAGACTCCGGGTTATTGATCCGGTCACTGAATTTCTTGAAGTCAGATTCAGACAGTCGCGCCTGGTAGTCCATCAGTTCAACATGCTTGCCTGACTGAATCATCGTGTTGACCTTGTGATAGGTCGCCAGATCGGTAGTCAATGCACCCTCTTTGGTTCGTTGCGCCAACCATCGACGCCCTTCCGATTCAGTAGCAGCATCAGGTGCAGTGCTGAACCGTTCAGCAGATGGGTCTGACTTCATGCCATCCCACCATTCTTCCTTTTTATCCTTCAGTTGTTTCGCTTCAGCAGCATCCTGTTCAGCGTGTCGTTGCTTCACTTGCTTGACAGTTTCTTGCGCCACTGCATCGTCTTTAATGCCACGCGCCTTCGCCAGTTGATCCGTTCGATTCAGGTCAGTGTTAACGATCTCATGTGTGTGCTTTTGCGCTTTGCCATACACTTCATGCTTTTCAAATTCAGCGCGAATGGTATTCCTGGCACTGGTGATTTTGTCCCGCAGTGTCAGACGTTCCGCTTCATTCTTGAATGGCCCATCGTACTTCGAGGACGATAGCATCGCAGACATCTTCTTCAGACCTTCCGAGTCTTTTGCGATAATCATATCGTCAATGATGTCAGTCTCTTGACGTTTATTGACGCCTAATGAAAGAGCGTCCTTGTCCACCTTGTCAATGTCAGCGTCAGCAATCAGCGCCAGCGCAACTGGATAGTTCCCGTCATCCACCGCTTCACTTGCCGCAGCAAGAGATTCCTTATTGAAATATTCACGCGCCTGGTTGTCGCGATCCACATACAATTGCGCAATGTGAGTCGATGCTGTTGCTTTCTTGTCTACTAACCACGCATCCCTGACGTTCGAGTCACCAATGCTGGCAGAGTTTTCTTCCATGAAGCGATGAATTTCCTGGTCGTACAGTTCCGCATAAACCTCATGCTTCGGGACTTCATCTTTTGATGCGTGTTTCTTCTGCATCGTCTTCGGCAGTGAATCAACCTTGATCCGTTCCTGGCCTTCGTATTTCTTTTTCAGGTCACTGTCGAACGTGACCAGTGAAGCGTTCAGCATACTGACTTCATGCTTTGTTTTGCGCTCCTGGTACACATCAACTTCACCGGCAATGGTTAGCGCCAAACCAGCTTTGGATTCGTTCACCCCGTTGTTCAGTTCCTCACGACCGAGAGACTGGACACCACCACCTTGACCACCACCTGTGAATCTCATTTAGGAATTCCCCAACCAGTTACCAGCAGTTTGGAAGAACGTACCATACGCACCCAGTTGTGAATTGCGCTTCGCGTCTTTGCCCTGTTTCCGCAGAATGGACGATCTACTTGATGTGGAGTCACTCAACCAGGACAACTGACGTTCGTCTTCGTCAATGTAATCATCCAGGAAGGTTTTCGTCGATCCTGAAATCTTGATGCCAGAAGCAGCAGCCCTGGCACGAAGTGAAGATTGACGTTTCTTTTGTTCACGCCGGGTTCGCCGTTTTTCTTCAGCACCCTCTGCTTCGAGCCGATCCGCATTGCGATCAGCAGCACGTTTCGAGTCCTTGCCCTGTTTGTATTGTTGTGTCGCCGCGACGAGTCCAGAACCTAGTTTGAACAAGTTCGTCGGTCTGAATAGTTCACCCATTATTTTCCTCTCCTGTATGTCCAGGGGTTTCGTCTATGTTGATCTTCTACCGCTGATTTCGCAAACCCAAAGTAACCACGAATATTGAATGGAGTCGGCGGCTCAACAACATCACCTTCAGGTGGCTGGACTAATGGGTTCGGCTCAACCGCAAATGTCTCTTTAGTGCCTGGACCTTCGCCACCACCACCCGGTCCTTCACCTTCAGCATCACCTTCGCCTTCAGTTTCTTCACCGTCACCCTCACCTGTACCTTCACCATCACCTTCCACTTCCCCACCACCATCACCATCTGGCCCAGGATCAACACCTTCACCGTCGTCATCTACAGGATCAACACCTTCGACAGTAGGTGTGACAGTCGTTGTGGTCGTTACATCACCAGCATCGTCCAGATCACCATCCACCCCTTCGCCTTCAGTGACAATGGGAGTGACTGCTTCCGTGGTCGTGGTCGCACCATCACCATCCAGTTCCCCGTCAGTGACCACTGGTGTCTCTGTGTCGGTCGGTGTCGTGGTCGTAGTCGGTGTCGTGGTCGTTTCATCACCATCTGTAGTCGCGGGTATATCAGTCGTGGTGACGTCTGTAGTCGTCGTCCCAGTCACGACCGTACTGCCAGGGACAACAGAATCATCATCTTCTTCTTCCAGGTTGATACCAAAATCAATGGTTATGTCGTCTTCAGCACCAGACTGTCCATCTACAGGGTCGCCACTACCTACATCACCACCTTCCGATGTGTCAGTAGTATTGTCTACGGTTACAGTTCCGCCAGCTTCCTTAACTCCTTTGAGCAGGTCTTCCAGTTCTTCTTTCGTTTTTTCGTCTTCTTCCTGGTCGATAGCTTTAGCCAGAACGTCTTCGAGCGTGACACCCACTTTAATTTCAGCATCCGGGTCAATGCCCAGGTCATCCTGAATCTTGTCTATCTCAATCTGGTCAGCAGCATTTGGCGCATCACCAGCACCAACCCCACCTTCGCCAGTCTCAGTCGCACCAGCAACGACATTATTCGCCGCAGCATCAGCATCAGCTTGTGCGTCAGCAGCAGCCTGTTCAGCCGCAGCAACCGAATCACCACCACCACCACCTGATTCACCGTCTTCATTAAAAACCGTGTCAGAGACTTCAGCCGTCAACCAGGGATCAATAGGCTTACCGTTGACAGTTTCGGTTGTCAGACCACCACCGTCACCGTTCTTATCCTTGCCGAATATCAGGTCGCCAATACTACCCAGGACATCAACACCAATATCGACGTTAAGTCCTTGCAGGGTTTCCTTGATCTTGTCGATGGCTCCGGGGCGACTACCAGAAACCAGGTCAGGTTTCCCGCCAGGACTAGGAGCAGGTCTTCCCGCGCCGATGTCCCTGACTGGTGGCATGGTATTTCCAGAACCACCCGTCGGTGTCGTGGTTCTTGTTGTATTGTTTTCTCCGCCCTTAATGACTGACGATCTAGGCAGATTTTTGTTCACACCTTCAGTTGTTATATCGGGTCGCCTAACCTCAACATCGACGTATCTTTCACCCTCGCCGAAAGTACCATCACTCCACATTGCTCGAAGTTCCTGTTCCGTCCAGAAACCACCTTCCTCAACAGAAGTGAACCCGTTCTTGTCCTTCCAGACGTCGTATGACTCAGCCATTATTCGTTTTCTTCCTCAAGCTCACCGAATAGCCCACTGATCTTACAGGCAAAAGGTTGCTCCATTTCGATTGTGTTGTTGGCTTGTTGATCCCAACCCAGGTTCACCACATCAATGTCGCCAGTGTATGGCGTAGTCAATCCAGGAACTCGTTGTGAGTTGATCTTCGGGATGTATGATTCGTATAACCGCAGCATCAGCTTTGACCATCGCTTCATGTGCTGCATTCCAGTTCCGCCCTGGACAGGTTGATCCGTAGGCAACGTCACCATCGTGGACGTGTATGGCAGTCCGACCTGGATCAAGTTCCCTGATATAGATGCAGTGCCATCACCATTCGCGTCCAGGACTACGTTGTCTGCCTGGACACCATCAACGATCACGTTCACAGTCTTATTCGCCAGGTGTGTCCATCCGTCGATAGCAGTTTGTGCGACCGAGTAATAAATGCCCACCGCGCTATCCATGAATGCCTGGTCAGTCAGTCGTTCGATGTACAGTTCCTTCGTCGCGCCGACGTGCCGATCCACCATGATCCACAGTTCAGCAGTACCACCAAACTTTTGAATGCAGCCTGATATGACTTTCCCGTCGATGATGTGTCTATGCCATCCGATAACATCGTTCGCAGGATCAAAGGTGCAGCCGATGACATTGCCACTGTCCGTGATGAACCAGATGATTGTCTCCGGGTCTTTCGCGTAGTGGATTTCCTTGACCCTTCCGTATTCCTGGAACATGTGTTCAGCAGTGAATGAAATGTCGAGAGATTGCCAACCATTGACCACGAACTTGTATTCCATGTCTCGTATCTTAGAACCGTCCAGGGACGTGTAAGCGACCGAATTGCCGATCGGTTCCCCCTGCATCTTGTGCGATCCATTTGCCGACTGCTTGTTCGCATTGATGTCTGACGGAGTAATTGGACCACCTTCAGCAACGACAATGTATTCCCCGTTCTTTGTGCCGAGAAGTAAATCTTGTTCGCCACGTACCCACTGTATTCGACCGTGATCGTCCAGAGTCGCTTCGATCCCGTCGCCATCGTTACCGTCACCCAGGCGTAGGTCATTGAAGGAAGCAGATTTTGAACCATTGAAGGTGTCGTCTGTTTCAGGGAATCCTGCCCACCATGACCGACCACCAAAGAACCCGACCGAACCAGGGAAATTCGGGTTCGTATCGTAGGCTACCTTCGTCCCTCGATCATCCCAGTCCGTATCCGTCGCGTAGTTTTCAGTTCCCAGGTTGATTGTTCCAGCCCACTGATAGATATTTCCAACCACACCACCCGCAGTGTGACCAGTTTCGACTTCAACCGTGTCGCCAGGTGTCAGGTATCTTGACCCATCTTCCGACAGGTACACCGCAGGGTCAGTCAGCAGGTCTGCTTTGCCCAGGCTAGTCCAGCCACCCGTTGTATAGTCAGTTGTACCGAGTGCAGTTTCAGCACCCAGGTATCGGTACACGTTCCCGACCGTTCCGCCACCAGCATAGCCAGCCAGTATTTCAACCGTGTGTCCGATCTTAGGTATCTGTGATCCGTCGTCAGTATCCCAGTTTGTGTATCCATTCCAGGCAGCAGGACGACCATCAAAGTCAACAGGTGTGAACGTCCAGGCTCCACCGTTGTAGTCCAGGACGTAGGGATGCTTGCGTCCAGTTGTGAAGTTCATCTTTTCTTCGCCGGGAACCATTTCAACCTGAAGGTGTTCCAGGTCGTGAACGTCATAGGGTGATGCCAGTGCGGTTTCTGTATACGTCCCGCCGCGCTCATGGAAGGAAATGTGATCTATCATCCAGCCAGCTTCAGCAGCTTCACCATTGCCATCCAGTTCAATCTGGATGTAGAAGTCGATCCCTGACGTGATCCGGGTATCTCCAGCAGATGTCACCCTGGTATCACCACCAGACGTGACACGAATTCCAGCAGCCGACGCCAGGTCGAAATACAGGTCTTCTTCATCTATTGCCATAGTCGCGGATAAGAACTCACTGCCACCGTCAGTCGATCCGAGTTTAATGGTCAACCCGGTAGCACCGAACAAGTTCTTCGCTTCAATGTGCATTAAGTGTTGAGCAGTGTCATCTGCAATGTTCGCTGTTTGCTTCAGAATTGCCGCATCACTCGCACCAGTGTCGCCGGTCTGCATGAGAACCTGGCCTTCAATCCAGTCTGCATTGCCCAGTCCAGTGCTTGCGTCAGTCCAGCCAGTCAGGTCATCAGCGAATCCAGGGTTCGTTCCAAAGTTGTCACCGAACTGATTGCCCTGTCGATCATCGACGTACAGGAATCCTTCATCGGTAATTGCAACCGCATAGCTTTGGGTTTCTGTTATCGGGAACTCGAACATTCTGCCGCGATAACCATTGTGAATTGATACTAGCTTACTGCCGTTCCTTCGCTCTACCGATCCGTGTCGGAGTGCAACGAAGTTTGAGAGTTGTTTGACACCCGCTGCATAGCCTTCAATGTCCGACCTGGATTGAAGTTTCGGAGACAGTTCACCAGCAGTGAATCTGTTCTGAATAGGGTATATCTTTGCCACACATCACCCTGCCTGTAAATTATTGGTTAGCAGCATCCGCTTCAGCTTTGCGTTTAGCCTTGAATGCCTTCACGGTCTTCGAGTCGTGAACCACACCAGATACCTTGACCAGCAAATCATTACCAGGATCAGGAGTGTCTCCCGGATTCAACCAGGAACGATGTGGTTTAGATTCAGCGATTAGAGTACCGTCATCTTCCGACACCACTGTCACCGTTGACACGCCAATACGACCATCGTCCGAGAAGGTCATGCCTCTTGTTACTGATTCTTTTTTCATTATGCTGTCCTGTATTTTCCAGAGATTATAATCGTACCCGACGCGCCGATCCCACTGACCGGCAACCACGCAGGGTTCAGTGCTGTCCTGCCGTATTGAAGTTCGATGTAAGATTCCCCATCTGGTATACGCCCGTATACTTCCGTCTGCGAAGCTTCTGGCGCACCAGAAAGAACCGCGCCAGCTACGTGCTGATAAGCCTGTCCTGCCGCATCGAACGGCATATCCAGGATGTAAGAATTGAAGGATGGCGTCAGTGTTCCGATACTGGTCATCGTGAGCGTCAGCGTGAAGTGACACCAGTCGCCAATCTTCTGGTATCGACCGTCCTGGACAGATGCAGTTTGTCCTTCGCCTGTGTTCTTGCTCGCGTCAGTCAGCATGGGACTGAATGTACCAGTCTGCCCGATCACGTCATCCAGGATGTCCTGGAGCGTTACCTTCTTCGAGTCGCCGCCAGCAGTTTCCTGAATCTCAAGTTCATCAGTGACAACAGGTGTCGCCTTGCTGGGCAGATCGTTGATTTCTACATTAGCCATTCGTTTCTCCTAGACGTACTTCGTCGCTAAGGATTGATTCTGCATCCTGACCTTCGTCAATCTGTTTGAACGCAGGATTCTGTTCTTGCCCTGCATACCATCGAGCGCAGCAGCATCGCGCAGCACGTCCTTGTACTCCATCGAAATGCCTTCCTTCAGCTTTTTGCTATTGGTGATTGTGATGCAGATCATATCCGCCAGCTTTAATGCAATGACCGCAACAATATGAGATTCGATACTGGCAGCAGCCACACGATAGATGTACTTGATCTTGATACCGTCGTCGATCTCGCAGTTGATTACACCGTCTTCATGGTTCCACCTGGTGTTGTTCTCAGTGTAGTCTTCCAGGTTGTTAGCCCTGACATCCAGGACGCGCAGACAGTCAGCAGGGACGTTGTAGTTCTCAGTCCATCCGAATACTGGTGTGCCATCTGGTGTCGCCAATGCCGCACGTTTAATCGCATTCTTCCACTCACGTTCTCGAAGCACCCAGTCAACCGCTTGCTGGAAGTGAACGTTGCAAGTGACCGACACGTTGTCAGTGTCAGCCAGGGACGTGATTGCGCCTTGTCCTAATCGTGACAATGCCATGCTGCAAATTTCAACATCGGTACTCATTATCTATACCCTTCCGGGACACCATGCCCGGCGATTCTTGCGTGTAATGGTCGTGGTGTTACCATCCTTTTGCCGATCACTTTGCCTTCGTCGTCCTTATCCGTGACCTCGACTGGAGTGCGATCCCAAAACCTTGCATAGAGTTTCACGATTTCTTCATCTGGTGCTAATGGATCAAGCACTGGAGTGAGAACCGTTTCCTTCACCTTGCGTGTCTTTGTGACAAATAGTGGTCGCGTTTCAGTCTCACCCGTAGTCACTTCAACCATCGTGTATTTCGCCGGGTAAATCTTATTCCCATCACCATCCACTTCTGGATCGAACATGTACTTCCATTCGTCATGGAAGCCTTCAGTGAACTCGTCAGGTACACCATCTTCATTAACATCCAGACGGTTCTGAACACTCTTGACTTGCCACCCTTCGGTGACTTCTTTTTCCAGCCTGGTGAGTTCTTCTACTATCGTGCCATCCTGCGCTTGATAGGATTCCTCGACTTCTACTTCACTGGTCGTGAATAGCTTTTCCCCAGTGTCCGGGTCAACAGCTTGCCGATCAGGATCACCAACCAGGTCAGTGAACGGAAAGAAGAATGTCTTCAGGAACGTGTGACAGGAACGCAATGGACTCGTCACCAACACGCAAGATCGTTCCGCGCGCGCCTAGCACGTCATCCAGGACGCGTCTGGTGTCAGATCGTTTTCCTTCCACCGGCTGCATAATGTCGTGAGACAGCAACCTGGTTACGCTAGGGATGTACGAGATAATCATTAATCGTACCCCGCTAAGGTTGATGATTGGGTTGCTGTGATTGCTGGTGGAGCGATGACCAAAGATTGTAACCAAAACTCATAATCACCATCCTCAAAAATCTCCACATCGCTCATAGACCAAGAACCATCATAAGTACCTGTCACTTCTGCTTCCGCACCATCGACAGCAATCCTCAAAGCCTGTTCAACGCCTGCCCATCTAACAATCGCCCTTGTAGAATCCAGAGCAATCTGCGCTGTTGCCGACGTAGCGCCGTTTGTCCCGTCATAGGATTTCAAGTATTCGCTAGATGTAAGATGAAGAATCTTGGAAGTACCAATGATATTCGATGTCGCTGAAAGACTCATGTCTGCCCTATCCAAGTTAGAAACAAGATCAGCAAGCAAAACACCATTCGCATCAGGCAGGTTATCGCCATCATAAACCCAAGTCTCAGCCACCCTTGTAGTCCCATCAATAATAGGGCAAAGGGATACTACGTCTGATTCAACGTGACCGATGTAGTGGATGATTATGTTGTCACCTGAGCTGTGATCCGCAGAACCACCGTTCGGTAATATCCGAACGTCCCTAGTATTTCCTGCGTTCGAGGGTACTCCCTGAACAAATAGTTCCCATAGAGCGCCACCATTAGGCCCTATACCTAGTTGCTTAGCCCATTGTTTTGGCGCTGTACCCTGTGGGTTTCCTGTACTTGCTATCGTTCCAGTAGCCCAAGTGAATACTGCATAATTTATTGCGCCTCCAGCAGTATCGTCCTTTAAGTTAATGTCTGTATCATCAGGATCAGAGGTTCCACCTTCAATCAGTATAGCTACTGTTTCGGCGGAAGATGTGAGTGCTGCCGCATCTTGTTGATACAACGCGCCGGGAGAACTGCCGTTGCCTGTTACACGATTAGCGACTTCTCCGGGAAACACACTGATAGCATTAGCTTGACTAGTGACCGAACTAGACAAACTCCAATCTGCTTCCGCACTTGCTACATGCGCCGGAGTAGTGACCGTATTAGTCAGCGCCGTACTATTCGGCATCCCATGATGTAGGTAGTGACCGTGGGAGAATACTGCGTTGACTGCGTTGTTAGTCCCTTCTGTTAGATAGGTGAATGTCTTGCTGAAGTCTGCAATCGTTTCTGTAACTTCTGATGCTTCAGCTATGTCATCGAAGAAGAACGGATACTTCCCTTCGTGCATGAATGGCTCGTCCACAACCACAGAACCGACATTGCTACTGGAAACAGTTCCTGCTGGGGTAGTGAAGTGTGCAGGCCAGATTTGAAAGACTGAACTAGTATCCGTATTATTATCTCTCGACGCCCAGAAAATCCAGAAGTCGCTACCGTTAGAATAAATGTTAGGGAGTAATGCTTCTAGGACAGCCCCATCTATACAGCCAAATCGGTCAAAGTTTCCCGCCGATCCTACTGACTGAACCTGCCCCAGAACAGGGTCACAAACAATCTCGTAGTTCCCGAAACCATTAAACCGTATTCCGGGGTACGCAGTAACTGACCCCACTTTCTTGATGGCTACTCCAACACAAGCTGATTCGCCAGATACTAGAGTACCGAACTGCTTAAAAGCCTCAAAGCCTGATGCGTTATTGTCTTCAATGGTTTGCGCCACGTTTGCACCACCACGTATACCTGTCTGATCAGATACGGCAGTCGGGGTGCCGACCTTCGACCATGTTGTGTTCAGGTCATGCTGCTGGAGAAGCCGCTGTATCTTAGAATGATTCGGTCGATCAGGATTCCATTCAGGTTCTGCTGCTGCGGAGATACGGTTAAGGACTACATCACCGTGGATAAGCCCAGTTCCAACAGCTTCCCCTACTGTATGATCACCAGGGTGCATATGAATAGTCAACGTGTCATTTGCAGCAATGTCCGTACTCGTGATACTAAGCCTAACGGTTCCATCACCGTTCATCTGAGCATCTACCACAGAGTTCCCACTATCATCATTTATAAGCGTAGCCGTGTTATCCGACCAGTCATAACGTAGGATATTTATGTCTGTGGAAGTACCGCTGAATTGAATAGCTAAGACAAATTGCTCTGCTGTACCTTCACCTAAGTCTATCGTAGCTTTATATGTTTCATTATCAGTTGGGATATCCATGATGTTATCCCATCTAACTTCTGCGGCATCATCATCCTCATCAGATAGCGTGACAGAACCGTCCCCGTTATTAGTAGTGGTTCCCGTTCCGGTTTTCGTCCAGTCCGTTTCATTTACAGTACGCGCAGCCGGTGGTAACAGATTCGGATAGGCCTCGACTTCGTTGAATATCCCTTGTGATCCGTTCGGGTATGTCGCATTAGCCAGGGTCGAAATGGTTCGATCACTGTCAGTGTTTGTGTCCAGGACGGTAGATAGTGGAAAGTGTTCGTACCTGGCTGGGAGGTTCAGCGTGGTAGTTGTGTCCGTAGACATTGACTACCGTGTCTTCGTAGGGATGAAGTTCAAGTCCTAGTGCTTCAGTGACTACCCCGCCCGATACCGTGTTGCCGTTAGCGTTGTTGGATTCGTATAGGCCGGTGGTTGCTTCGCGGACAGAAAAATATGCCAGTTCTATTTTACGACTTGCAGTCTCGTTAAAGTATGATTTTATTCTAATCGCCCCCGACGAAATCGCTGTGAACGCAATTATATGTTCTTCGTCGTCTAGATCAGTCCCGATATTACTTACGGACGAGCTTCCATTGTTAAGATGTATCGCAGAACCTCCGGTATTTGTTGTGCCAAACTTAATGTGTGCCACATATCTATTAGAGCTAACTCATCATAGCCATTAGCATTGGCAGCCCAGTCAGTTATAGACGAGAAACCTGCGTTTAAGTCCCCTGTGTTTGTGACAAGCTCAGGCCCAGTAGGTGTATCTCTAGCTGCGTAGCCGCTAGGATTTTGATCGGTAAGCCCTGTGACTTCTTCGACCTGCCATTTGGTGATTTCTAGGGTTCCAGCATCGTCCCATCTCACACGGGGGATTAGTGTCGTTCCCGCTGCGTCGGTGGATGCGGTAATAGAAAATCTTTGCGGCGTGGCGCTTACTGCGGAACCAATAGCCTGTGTGGTAAAAGCAAAGGCTGTTCCCGCTATATTAATATCTAGGGCCGCGTCACTCGAAACAGTGCCGCTAACAAGTGCAATCTCACAAGAAAATACAAACGTCCTACCGCCAGCACCCGACCCATTGTCAACTATAGTTATAGACTGATCGACTCCGCCGTTAGCTGTGCCGTCAAAGGTGACCTGCGTGGCGCTATCCACTACCGCGCTATTGGTCACAGAATAAGCCCCATTCGTCATATCCTCTGACGCTGTAATCAGGTTCCGCTGCAACCGAGGCAACAAACTAGCCTCATGCTGTCCCAACGTAAACATGCTGGTTTCGTTGCCATTGTATGAAGGACGTGTCAGCGAGGATGCTCGCGTATACACATCAGTCTTCGCGCCATGCATGTCACGACCAGTGTCGCCGCGAATGTCGCCAGTCACTACCAGGGGATAGAATTGAAGCCAGAACTGCTTCCACATTTCGTTCATGTCGGAAACAGGAATACCTATCATGGTGAAGTAGACGCGAACGCGATCCTGGAACTGACCACCAGGAATGTTCAGATCGTCGAGGTATTGATGCCACAAATCTTGTGTAGCGCCTGAACTGCTTGTAGCAGCCTTCAGCCACGCAGCTTCCATGTCACGAACATTACCTGTACCACCCGACAACGAACGCAGGGCAATGTGTTTTGTATCCTGATACGCGCCCATCGAAGCACCTTATAGTCGTTGTGGTTTACTCAGCAGCAGCCCTGACATCGTTCACAGTGATTGCGCCATCTTTACCGGAGCCTTGCACTGTATCGAGGTCGAGGCCGGTTTCTTCTGCCAGTTTGATTGCCGCTTTGCTGGAATTCACTTCTGGTGCTTTGTCTGGTTCTTTACTGCCACCACCAGTATCTTTGGCTTGCGCCTTCCGATCAGCAGAGTCAGCAGAGTTCATCAAGAACGACTCAACCGCACTCGCATTCAGTCCCAGTTCACCAGCAATGTCTTCAATAGACCTGCCTTCAGCAGCCATAGTGGTTGCTCGTTTGGCATCACCAGCCTTCAATCTGTTGTATATGTTTGCTCTCAAAATACTCTCCTTACAAGTTTAAGATGCGACGCCTTCGGCCCGGTTCACTGTTTGCACGATCTTGTCAGTCAGTAATGGAACTGACGCAGGATCAGGAACAGCAGTGTGGACGTCACGAATCGCAGTAGATAGCGCAATGGTTGCCGCCCCAGTTCCCACCAACGTCCAGGTCGCAGTCACAGAATAATCTTCCGTGGCTAACGTCACAGCCGCAGCAGCAATGTCTCTTTTGTATACGCTTCCAGCAGTACCACCCCCGGCATAAGCAGCAGCAAGCAGGACTTGCTGGCCTGGTTCGACGTTCTGTGTACCGTCGTCGGTTTCATGTTCTTCTTCAGTCGCGATGTATTGCAGTTCCCAATCCGCAGTGATCGAATAGTCTTCCAGGGAGAGATCAATCGTCGCGGGAGTACCCACAAACTTGTAGACCCTTCCAGCAGTGCCGCCGTTCGCATAGCCACCAGCAAGCAACACAGTTTCGTCAGCAGCAACCGCAGTCGATCCATCGGCGCTACCATGATCTTCTTCAGTCGCAACCACCTGTAGTTCCCACAGCGAGGCCACTGAATAATCTTCAAGATTCGGTTTGAAATGATAGTTCACCGCAGTCGCCAAACTCTTGTACAACCTGGTCGCAGTACCACCAATAGCATAACCAGCGATTAACTCGACGCGATCCCCAACTGCCAGCACGACAGTGCCATCTTGGGTTCCAAAATCTACAACACCACGACCGAGAGACTTCAGGTTCGTTCTGGCTTGTGGTCTGTTGTTCGCTCTTAGACTGCACTTTCGATTATTCAACATTATCTTTTCCTCGGTGGCAGGTAATACTTTTTGTTCGTAGTGTTTCGTCGTTTGTTATTAGGCAAGGCATCATTTATGTATCGCTCCGGGTTCGTCTTCATCGTAGCGCGTCTTCGTATAATTGGTTTGTCTGCCATCAGTCTGCCCTTAGTTAAAAGAATCCAGGGGAGGTAAGGACTCCCCCATCATCCCATCGCTCTCACGCTATGGTTACGTGATCGTATCAGCCACGTGTGCGTAGACCATGTGTTCGTCTTCTACCCGAACACTGTCCATGCTCATTGCAGCATAGAGTTGCCAGTTGAATGACTGGTCAGGACGTTCAGCAACACGTGCCCATATATCTTTCGATACATGAAGACCCATAGCCTTGTCCGTGAATACCAGGTTCGCTAGTTCGTTCGCACTAGGAACAGTCAACCGTGTTGATGTGATCCAGTCATACCCCAGGAATCCAGGCATGAACCCATCAGAAAGAGCTTTGCGGTTTTGAAAATCCCCGCTTGTCACTTCCAGAAGTTGCAGCAACTTGCGCCGCTGTTTCGGGCCATGAACCCAACACCGTTTCAGGTCAGGATCAACATCGTTGTCGTAGAACAGTTCATCCACTTCCAGGATGAAGTCCACGTCAATCTCACCAGTACCGTCACCAATGGTTTGTCCAGCAGTGTAGGCAACAGAACTCCCGTCCTGGTCGAGAGCAGCCCCGTTCGCATCAGCGATCAGGAGATCGTCAACCTGACGATTCATAGCCGAAGCTATTGCGACACTCAGTTCGGATTGAGGATTGGAGAGCATTTGCGCCACGTCTTCTGGCTCGACCGTTTCACCAACGTGGTACGTGCTGGTCAAAGTCTTTCGACCACTCCAGGCAGCATCAGATGTCGGTGATGTTGTTCGTGCAGAAGATTTGGCAGCAGCAGATACCGTTGCCAAGCGATCCCATCGGTGAGATTCAGATTCCTTATGCACTTCACGTACATAAGAGCGTAGCTTACTTTGTGTTTGTTGTGCGAGTTGACGTACATTCCCTTCAAAGGTCTGTACATAAGCATTGTCGATTGTAATAGCCATTTGAGGCTCCAAGTTAGAATTAAGATTCCGCCTTCGGAGCCAACCCTTGCGGGACTCGCTGTAGACTTCAACATCGTCGGATCAGTTGCCGCAGACCTCTCAGCCATCTGCCTCTCAAAACCGGGTTCACGTGGTAATAACCCACGATCCCCCGGTCAAACTTTGGAGTGACTACCGACCCAATATCAGTTGTCGGGTTCTATTCTCTCACCACTGTGTTGTGTTGTGAACTGGCAGGATTGCCAGCTTGAAAGGTGCGCTAGTTCTCTCTTGCGACCTTTTTGGCTTTCTCGATAGTTCTCAAAACGCCGAACCCAAGCATACCAGTCAGCAGTGTCATCAACTCAGCGATGCTGAACTCAGGCAACTTATCAGCAGGGAAAGTAAACAACACCACTGCCACCCAGGAGAAGATAGGCAGCACGATGAACTTGATACCGATACCGATGGCACATATCCATCCGACCGCAGGTCGCCATCCAGCCACGAACAGACTTTCACTTGCGGCCTCAATCTTGTTGATTGCGATCTGACCCATTCGCAACGACACTTCACCCTGAAATTCTTCCGAGTCAGCAGCAGCATTAAGTTCAGCAGCCAGGTTTTTATCTTTGACGAACTTGTTGACGAATGACTTAGCCAGGTCGATGCCAGCAGTTACGGGATCAAGACTCACGTATTTCTCCGCTTCGCAAAGTGTGGACGATCCACACGCTTGCCTTTCCAGAATCCGCCCCACTTGATTTGAACACCCAGTTCACCGGCAGCACGAAACACTGCCTTCGCAATCAGCATGTAATACTTTTCGTCGTGATTCGTCGCGCCATTCACGTAGGGATAGATGTCAGCAGCCAGGACACCATTGCGTTCACACGATTCGTCGTCACGTAAGTGATCCGAATCCATCGTCCAGGACACACCACGATCAATGTTGCGCTGTTGTTGTTCGCGATCCCGTCGTGTCTCGACCACCGAGAAGTCCACTTCGGAATACTTGTACGCAAGCATGATGACTCGCACCATGTCGTCACAAAGATCGTCTAGCTTTTCCCTGGAAGCTGGCCCAGGCCCATAGTTGCTTGTCACTTTACTTTCGGAATCCCGTCCAAGAATATGCGTTCACCAGCCAATGCTGCGATAGCGACCACGATGATTATGCCGAACCAGATCAGATACTTCGCGTTCGATGATGTCCAGAAGGATGACGATGAAGGCTTACCATTTGGGATTGCAGCAATTGCGGCCGCAATACTCAATTCGACTGTTTCCTTCACGTTCGGTATTGATGCAACCCTCACATCTGTATCGCGTACCGCATCCTTTGCTTCAGTGATTTGTAGCCACTGTTGTTCGTTCACCGATCCCTGGTTCTTCACTTCGGTTTCCAGTGAAGACAATCGTTCCGGTATAGGCTCGATCATCTTTGTCAGTCTGTCCGTGGATTGAACGACTAGCGCAACCTCAGTGCTTAATGCAGTGATGGCGTTCCTGGATTCTTGTGCGTGATCTGAAATCTTCCGGGATACAGTTGCCTCAACATTTTTACTCGCCTCGTTTATCAGTGCAGAGAAATCAGCATACCCACCCCGACGTTCCTGGTCGCGTGGTTCGTGCTGGTACAGAATCCTTTCACCGTCATCCCCTGCCATGATACTTCCTTAGTTATTGAACAATCTCCGCACCAGACGAGAACCCTTGACCCACCTGCTTCTTCCCGTCAGGTAACATTCTTTGTAACTCCAGAACATCCTGTATTGCTTTCTGATTACCAGGATGACTAACACCCTGATTGAAGGGATGCTCCGGGTTATTTCTTATCTCAGCGATCTTAGTAGCAGCTTCCGACGGAGTGAGTTTTCGAGGATCACCACCGAGTCCAGCACCAGGTGAACCTTCACCACCAATGCGCTGATTAAGATCATCAAGCCACTTGTAGTCGTTGGCATCCATGAGTCCCTGGCTTTCTGCTTCCATAAACGACTGAGGCGCACCCATGCGTTCGAGGAAGTTGTGAACACCAGCAATCTTCTGGTCGTATGCTCCACCCCATTCAGCACGAAGGTCAGCATCACTTGCGACCCTCGCTTCGATAGCCGCTGTTGCAGCAGCGACTTCATCACCAGCCATTGCGCCAATAAACTTCTCATATTGTCCAACAGACAAACCAGCAGCCAGTGCATGAGCTTTGATAGATGTGAGTCGTTCTTCGTCTGGAGTAAAGCCTTCGACATTAACGTCATAGGCAGCAGCTTCGCCTGGTGCTTGTTGCGCCAGCAGTTCAGGCATACGTTCCCGAATCTTGTCATAAACTTCTTTGCGTTCTTCTGCACTTGCGTCTTCTCCTGGTATGCGAATAGCCTGACCACGGAATGATCGAAGGTTGTCGTAGTCCTTGAAGAACGTCTCGAAGTCGGCAGCATTGGCTACTTCTGCGTATTCGCGTCCGTACTCCGGGACGAGTGACTTCCAGTCAGGTGTACCTTCACTGGGCTGTCCGGGTTGAGACACTTCACCGGGCTTTCCATCGTCACCACCACCTTGATTGTCCAATCCTTCATCAGCATCTTCATCAGCCATCTGTTTCTTCTCCCATAGCGTGTATTCGCGTTAATGTCTCGACAACCTCGTTGTGACCTATCATCACCCTTACACGATTGTTGTCGGGTTCCTTACCCATCTGTTCAGCCGAATGCCAAAACAGTTTTCTCAGTTCTTCTATTGCTTCAGGATTGCCATCGAATGCACGACGGATTTTGCTTCTGGCCCGGACGTTTTTCTTGTGACTATCCTCGACCGCAGCTTGTCGTCTTGGGTCAACCATTCCTGCGTTCTGCCATGTCTACAACCTTGCCACCAGTGTCAGCAGCAATGTTGTCCTGTTCCAGTTGTTCGCGGGACTTGGCAACAGCTTCACGTTGTTCACGCAGACTATCGACTTCATCCTGACCACGCATTCCTTCAGCCGGGATGTTCCGGGCTTCAGCAGCATGACGAATAAACCAGTCAACATCAGGCACATCCATTGCTTCCGGGAAGACTTCAGCGATAGCAGACACGTCCTGGAGGAATCCCTGAATGGCGTCAACTTCATCACGCTTCTGCGCCCTTGCCATTGTTCCCAGGTATTCGATGTCCAGTTCAGCATTCGCTTCGACCACGACTTGTGGTGCTTGCGGTAGCTTACCGGCACGATATTGGATTCTGAATGTACGTTGGATTACAGGGTCGAGCATGTAGGACTTGAGATACCCGAACGTCGCGCCCAGGACTCGTTGCATCAATTCCATTCTTGCCATTGTTTCGGTAGCAGTCATGGCAGGTGACTCTTTCAGTTGCAGGTCATCAGCATGGAAGGCAGCACGAACAGCATTCACCAGGTCGCCCTTGACCAGTTGAGACACATCGAACCTACCACCACTGTCAAGAACCTTGAGACTGTCTTCAATGGATCGAACCATCGTCAGCCCACCAGCTTCCAGATCAATGTCTGAAAAGATACCTGCTTCTTCGCCAAGCATTGGCGGATCAATCGCTTTGTCAGCAGCAGTCAGAATAACTTCGACCAACTGGTTCAGCGTGAGAATGTCAGGCATTGCCCTCATAGCTGGAGACAGACCGAACTTACTGTCAGCCGACTCCAGCCACTTGGGTGCAAACACTGGACGCTCGTAGTATCCACCTGGTTTACCGATCAGTTCCTTACCCTTCTCGTAAACATACTGATAACCCCATTCCCTGAGTTCAGGAGCGATGGGTTTTGAGGTATCCAGCATGGGTGCATCTTCGCGCTTCCAGATACAAAATATGATTGTTTCAACATCAGTGACTTTGCCATCGTCGTACTTCTTTCGTATTGCCGCAGGACAGTCATCACCAAACTTGTCCACGCACTTGGATGGCGACCATTTCAATTCACGGTAGTACGCACTAGGTTGTCCGTCCTTGCCATCCTCGAAGTAACTCGACTTCATTGGTGCAGTTGTGAAGTCCAGGTCGCCACTGCCATCTTCGGTTTCTTCCTCGATAACAAACGCTAGACCCCACGATCCCAGGTCGAGATAGGTCTTGTTCATTTCCAGGTGGAAGTCTGATTCCTGTAGTGCCTGGTAACAAATATCAGAACATTCTTCCAACCATTCAGCAGCTTCCTGGTTCTGATTCAGGTCATCATTCTCAAACGATAACGCCAACCACTTAATCAATGGCGGTGTCAGCGATCCGTGAATGCTTGCAGCTAGTTGGTTGTTTGCGACGATGGCAGTCGAGTCATAGAGTGATCGACTTCGCCAGTCGATTGATAGTTCTCCCTGGTTCGTCTTGAAATATTCACCAGTGAACGGACGAACATAGCGTTCGATCAGTTCGTACAGACTGTCCAGGTTATTCCTTTCGGTCTTGAGTGTTGCGAGTCGGGTACACACATCTTCGGGATTCATGGAACATCAGTCTAAATCATTGACTTCTGGTTGCGAACTGGCAGAACTGCCAGCTTCTAGTGCAGAGAACGCTTGACTCTTGGCTTCCTGGCCCTCTGACCAGGCGTCGATACTAACTCGCGACCCTCACCTGCACCAACCATGAGGTATTCCAGTGATTCACAGACGTGCGACCATTTGTTTTTGTCGGGCTGGTCGTGGTAACGCTCGTCACCGGCAACCTTGATGCGTCGATAGTTGAACTTTCCAGCCAGTCCTTTCCTCAGAACCATGCAACGTGGGTCAATGATGATGCCCGGATCGTGGGTCATGGTGCTACGCAGGAAATGCTTTGATAGTGACTTGCGACGAATCTCGACATTGTTGTCTGGTGCTGTTGGATTGCAGGGAACACCAGCCGCATTGAGAATCATAAACGGAGTACGCTTCGTTGACTGGTTCCCGGAGCCACCAGACGGATCACCCCATCCTGGTACGATCTTGAATCCTTGTGCAATGTATTCCTGCAACACATCACGGAGCATTGGCGCGAACTCGTCAGCAGCCATGTCTTCAGTGACCACTTCCCGAAAGATTCGCCACTGTCCGTGAATCTTCTGACCGATAGCAGCAGCAGGTGTCAGTCCAAAGTCCAGGCCGAACTGAATGTCCCATCCTGGTTCAGCTTCGCATGGCGCACTGTGAATGCTGTCCTGGTAGGCAGGGTGAACTGGCTTGCCATCAATCGCGAATCCGTATTCATTACCGACGTTGACCTTGATCCAGTCATGCGCCTTACCCTTGATTAGATTCTCATAGTACAGGTCTGGAAGGTTTTGCTTGTTCTCAGCTTGTTCGTTGATGATCCATCGCTTTGATGTCTCACTCCAGGTAACAGCACCAGGTTGTTTATGCCATGACCAGTTATCCGGTCTGATTTCTTCAGCCAGCTTGTATATCCATTCGTCTTCATCAGGTGCGTTATAGTCACCGATCATTCCATGCCAGTCGCATTCAACACCACCCTGGATCAGTGTCGGGTATCGACCATGACGTGAGTCAGCAATATCCACGACCGCCTTGTTGAGTTCCTTGACTTCGTTCAACCACAAACCAGTGACCTGGTATCCACGCAACTTCCGAACTGCATCCTCTCGATCCAATGGCAGGAAGATCATTTCCGCCTCAACCACTGTCCCGTCATCCAGTTCAAACTTCAGGAAGTGACAGGCAGGTGTCGATCCGCCCTTAACAAACCGACCCAGGTCGCCATACATTTCCAGCCAGTCTTTGATTGTCGTGCCAGATAGATCACCGGCAGTGTTTCGTACCGCTACCCACCTGGACGGCCTAATGCCTTCCGGGTTAGGTGACTGAGCGCACATGTAATCGAAGACTTTCTGACAGGATGTCGTTGTCTTTGCGGAACCTAATGGCCCCATGACCATTGGATGTGGTGATTGATCCAGGTAGAACTGTTCGAGTACCGCGCCCTGGCAGACTAGATCGTATTCGTATTCAACCTGGTTGCCGGTCATCTAAGCCTTCTCAAAAACGATGTCAGGTTCCACCCTTTCGGGTCGATCACTTGCTTTGGCGCGAGTAACCCAAACACCAGACCCTTGAATAATTGTTGTTGTGAAATATAACCCCTCGTGTCGTTTACACCAGCCCCACGCGAGACTCGCTAAATTCCCTTGCAACGTGTTGAGGTTTTTGCCGTTCGCCCTGACGAAGAACGACTCACCTACATCAAGCCTGTCCCACGGATATTTCTGGTTGCCACTCATTCATCAAGCCCCGCATCTTTGTGAATATCTTTGATAGGACGTTGTGGCAGGTAGTCGCACAAGTCCACAAGTCCATTGATTTCTTCTTCGTCAAAGTTTAGATGTTCCCCTATCGGCTCGGTGCTATCGTAATGGAACGCAGATAGCGCCGCCCTAAGAGCAATCCCTAGCTTTTCGTCTACTGTGAAAATGTATTTCACTCTGCATTCCATCATTCATCCAGCCCCGCATCTTTACGCCCAGTGAAGTTCCTGTACACCTTTGGCGGGATGTCCAGGATGATTGTGTTATCGAACGCTCGAACGTCCACGTGCTTACCAGCCAGTTCTATTGCTTTGAGTTTTGATTCCATCTTCATGCGCTTTGTCCACAGACTCAGCGGTTCTTCGTCGCTGTTCCCTGTCCTCACGGATTGAACATCAATCGCCTGGATAGCGATCAC